ATATGTGCTATCTAAAACAACATCTGATGACCCATCAACAAAAGACAATGTAGAACTAGAACTAGCAGTTAAAGTTTTAATTAGTGTCATAGCACCAGCAGGAAAACCAGCAGCACTTGTTACACTACTTAAACTATTATTGTTATATTTAACTAACGCCATATAATTTAAATGTTCCTGAATCTATATTACCTGTAGTCATTTTAAATTGAATACCATCAATAGCAGTTGTAGTATTACAATAACCAGCTACATTCCATCTATAAGCACCATTATCAGTATGAATATTGCTAGTTTCACATAAGAAATGTTTTACAAAAGTTGTGCTACTAGGATCAAATAAATGCAATATTCCTGCTACACATTGATCATTATCATTAGCCATTCCTTGTGCAAGTTTTTGAAACCCTGTACTTTGTGCTAAATCATGATCAGTTTGATATTGTGGGCCAACACCACCACTACCATCTTCAAAATGATATGCTCTAAAAATAGTTGTGGTTTTAGTAGCATCATAATCTGTTGAACCATCTCTAAAATTTACTAAAAAAAAATTCGTTGAAGTATTATTATCAGTTTCTGGGTGTACATCAAAAAATTTTACAACGTATTCCTTATAAGTAGAGTCTATTCCACTTGCTATAGAAACTGTTGAACTACTTGATGCAGTTGTAGTAGATATAAGATTTAATGATCCACCACCGACACCACTGGGTAGGCTTGTGATTGCCGACATAGAGTTATTATTGCACACATTGATTGACATGTGTTACTCCTAACTTATGCCATATAATTTTATTATTGCACTATCTATATTTCCTGAAGTCATATAAAATCTAACTCCTGTCACTGCAAATGTGCCATCATATGTACCACCGAAGTGTTCTACACACATATTACCAGAATCATTTATAAAAACTATATTACCTTGAATAGTTTTTTGAAAAGTTGTATCTGATGGATTAAATAAATTTATAATAATAGATGCAGATTCATCACTATTATATCCAATACCTTGATTTGAAAATCTAATATAAGATTCTCCTGAACCAGCATGACTTAACTGAGTGTTTTCCTCTCTTCTTCCATCAGTAGCAAAACCATATGAACTTGCTGTTACAATCCCTGAAGAATTAAAAAATCTCATTTGAATTTTTTGACCATCTGATTCTGGGTGTAAATTCAAAACATGAATTTGGTAATTTTTATATGTGCTATCTATACCTGAAGTAATATCAACATTTGCTGTTCCACTTGATATTGTTGTTGTTGAAATTAAATTTAATCCAGGTGCAGATTTTATTAAACTGTAATCAATTCGTTTTAATGTTCCAGCATCGCTAATAAGTAATTCGTCTGTATCATCTGGTGCACTAGTTAAAGCTGTTTGTGCTGATATTACATCTGTATTTAATTTTGCCCCTGTAACTGCATTAGCTTGTATACTTGCAGTTTTTACAGTATCGTCAGAGGGCTGGCCGATGTCCAGCACATTACCTAATATTTGAACGAAGTCTATAACATCGCCTGTCGCTAAATTTGAAGCAAAGGTCATGGTAGAACCAGAGATAGTAAATGAACTACCTGGTTTTTGTAAAATACCATTTAAACTAACCAACATATGGTTAGCTGATTCTGGTGCAACGTTAACACCCCCTACCTGTAGGGTGTAAGCTGCCTGTCCGTTTACGACTGATATCGCATCACAGACTTGAAAGTTTCCCACAGTGGGTGTTTTTCCTATATAGGGCATGTTCCTCCTTTTCTTTTATCTATCATATTAATTTATTCCATACAAGGTTATTGTTCCAGCGTCTATGTTGCCTGAAGCCATTTTAAATTGCACTGCGTCTACTGCTGAAGTGGTATTAGCATATCCAGCAAAAGAATCTTGTTGAACATAATCTCCAGCATAATATGATGCTGTCGTACCAATAAAATGTTTTACAAATGTAGTATCACTTGGATTAAAAAGACTTAAAAATCCATCACAACATTGGTCATTATCACTTCCTAAACCTGAAGTAATTTTTTGAAAATCTGTGCTTTGTGCTAAATCATGTGATGAAGCATATTGAACTGCTGCAATAGCATCATTTTCACTATGAAATGCTTCAAAAAAACTTGAAGTTTTTGTAACGTTATAATTAGAGCCTGTATCTGCACTAAAATTAAATGAAAAAGTAGCAGAATCACTAGATGGATGTATATTTTTAAATATAAATAAATATTCTTTGTAAGTATTATCAAGAACAACGTCACTAGATCCATCGACAAAACTTAATGTGCTACTAGAACTAGCAGTAAGTTTTTTAATAAAAGTCATAGCACCACCTGCAGATCCAGTCTCGAATCCATTAGCACTGCTATTAAATTTTAATGCTTCATTAGCAGCAGGTGTAACATTTATACTATTAAATTTTAATTTATTAAGAGCCATTAACTATCCTTAATTCCATATAGTTTTATTGTGCCTGAATCTATGTTGCCAGATGACATGGTGAATTGTATTGCATCTATAGCACTTGTGGTATTAGCATAACCAGATACAAATCTTCTATTTGAATAACTTGAATAAACTCCATTATTATCAGCGATAAAATGTTTTACAAATGTCGTAGAACTAGGATTAAAAAGAATAAGTGAACCTGATCCACTATCATCATTTGAAGTTGTCATTTCAGTTAAATATTGAGGACTTGTGGATTGTGTTAAATCTTGTCCTGTGTTATAACCTAAACTTGTGTCATTACCAGCTTCATTTTGATATGCCTGAAATAAAGTTGTAGTTTTTGTAACATTATAATTTGAACCACTATCTGCACTTAAATTAAATTGAAAATAAGCTGTAGATGCTGGATGTATATTAATAAACTTAAACATATAAACTGGATATGTGCTATCAAATACAACATCTGAACTTCCATGTACAAAAGATAAATTTGCACTACTACTAGCTGTCAAAGTTTTAATTAATGTCATAGAACCAGGGTCAATAGTAGAAAAACCATTAGCACTAGCATTAAACCCAAGCCCCTTACTTGCAGCTGATGTTACATCAAAACTATTAAAATTAAATTTTGTAAGTGCCATTAGGTAATTCCATACATTTTAATTGTTCCTGAATCTATATTACCAGTGCTCATTGAAAATTGTATTGCATCAATAGCAGATGTGGTATTAAAATATCCAGCGGTATAACTATTAACAGATTGAGCATTAGAACCATTAGCAGTTGCTATATAATGTTTTACAAATGTGGTAGAAGACGGATTAAAAATATATAACTCTCCAGAACCACCACTATCATTGTCTGTTGCTAGTGTACCAATTAAACCCTGTACTCCTGTTCCTTGTGCAAGATCTTGATAAACATTATAAGATAATGCAGTTGAACTATCATCTTCTTTATGAAGAGCATAAAATGAACTTGATGTTTTTGTAACATTATAATTGCTACCAGTATCAATAGAACCATTAAAAGCTAATGTACTAGCAGCTGATGGGTGACAGTTAATATATTTAAATAAATAAACAGGATATGTGTTATCTAAAACAACATCTGAACTTCCATGCACAAATGACAATGTAGAGCTAGAACTAGCAGTTAAAGTTTTTATAAGTGTCATAGCACCACCAACGTCTCCTGCCTCTATTCCATTATTATTAGAATTAAAAACAACTGTTTTACTAGCAGTTGGTGTTAAGTTTAGACTATTGAAGTTAACCTTAGAGAGTGCCATATTATGCTCCCATTAATGCTTTTATCTCATCATCGTCTAATCCAAGATCTTTTAATTTTTGTTTACCTGATGCTTTTTTATTAGCTGCTGTTGTTTCTGCATCTATTCTAGCTTGTCGTTCTATTGCAGCTTGAGCTTCTTCTTGATCTCTTGCAGTTTCTTCTTCTGGTGTAAGATTTATTTTTTCTCCATTTACTAATTTATGTCTTGTCATATTTTATCCTTATGTAATTCCATATAATTTAAATGTTCCAGAAATATTTCCAGAAGATTGAAAAATTCTAAAAGCATCAATATCTGAAGTTGCTTCATAAATTCCACCACTTTCATAAAAAACTACTGCACCATTATTATTTCTTGAAGTACCTGTAGATTGATAATGAGTAAAATGTGATCCACTTGATGGATTAAAAAGTGTAAATTCAAATGCACCTTCTTCATTAGTTGAATTACCAAGATTATTATAATCCATAGCAACAGAAGTTGCAGTTAGTCCAGTATTAATTGTTCCATCAATATTTCTTTGCGTCATTGTATAATACCCAGATGTTATATAACTTGAACCAGCATCTGTACTAAATTGAATATTTATATTTGTATCATCAGTGGCAGCAGTGATGTTGAAACCAAACACTTTATAAATTGCATAAGTGCTATCAAGAACTACATCTGATGTGCCATTTTTAAATTCAACTGATGCTGCTCCACTAGCAGTAACACTTTTAATTAAAGTTAACCCACTTTTAATTAAACTATAATCAATTCTTTTTAATGTACCAGCATCTGACACTAAAAACTCATCGGTATCAGCTGGTTCACTTGCTAAAGCAGTTTTACCAGATATTAAATCATTACCAACCATAGCAGCTGTAATACTATTAGTTGCAGGTGTTACAGTCTGTAATGCTCTACCTAGAAATACACAGTACAT